AGTGTGACCGGATTTGCAGCAGTAATAACGGCTGCCAACATCACAGGCGTCACCGCACTCGCTGTCAGCGGCAAATTGGCTATATATGCTAATTCCACTGCCAGCAGCGATGGCAGTAGTGCCAGTGGCGGTATTGTCAATATCCAAACAGGTCCCAACGCCGGCGCTGCCCTGCTCACAGCTCTGGGCATGACAGCCACTAGCTATTTGGCACCTAGTTATTTCACAGGATACAGTTATCAAGCACCACGTTGGAGAACCACTGACACTGGCCCTCGGCCCACTGGATCAATTTGGAGCAACCTAAGTCCAGCCAACAATGGCATGAATCTCAGTGTCAAACAATACAGCAGCGCACTGGATGTCTGGGTACCACAAGATTGCCCAGTATTCGACGGTGAAACCGACGCCACATTTGCACTTGATCCCACTGGTGGTGGCAAAAACATTCCGGTGGGAACTACCTTTGCCAACGACAATGCACTGGGATATGAAACACCAGCTGCCTCCAATTTTGCTTTTGAGATATTGGAAAAAATTGCCATTGGGCAAACAGTAGTAACCGGCAGCACAATACCAACAACTTTTGCGCTGAACAATAGTTTTACCATTACGGCCAGCCAAGCAGGCACATCAACAAACAACACTGGTACAGCGGTTATTTTGGGCACTACTGTGAGTGCTTTTATTGCAGCGGTCAGCGCCGCTGGTGTGCCGTACGTGCAGGCCAGCGTGAACACTGCTGGCAACATTGTGTTTACTCACTCACAAGGTGGATTCATTCAGTTGACCAATACTACAGGAACTCCAATAACCACTGCTGGTTTTACAGCAAACACCCCCAAATGTCGCCCATCAAGAAACAGTTTACTAACCATAGTACTGAGTAATTTTGTGACCGAACCGCTGTTTACCTACACAGCCAGTGACAATGCACCTTTTCAAGATCCTGTCAACGGTCGTTCATGGTACTACAGTTCAGTGGACGATGTGGACATCATGATACAAAACAATGGCCTTTGGCAAGGATATCAAAACGTCACCAATGATGTGCGAGGATTTGATCTTTCACTGACCAATGCGTCGGGGCCCATTGTGGCTGCCACAGCTCCTACTACTCAAACAGACGCAGCATTGAGTCCTTTGCAATATGGAGATTTGTGGATTGACAGTTCAGATCTTGAAAACTATCCTGTGATGTATCGTTGGCAACCAGTCAGCGGCGTAGGACAATGGGTAGCGATCAATACCACAGATCAAGTCACACAAAATGGTGTGTGGTTTGGGGACGCACGTTGGGCCACCAATGGAACCACAGATCCTGTGGCAGATGCCGTTCCCACCATCATAAGTTTGTTGACCAGCGACTACCTGGATCTTGACGCTCCTGATCCTGCACTGTATCCACAGGGCATGTTGTTGTGGAACACTCGTCGTTCAGGTTACAATGTCAAAAGTTATCAAAGCAACTATTTCAACGGTACCACCTATCCTCCCAGTAACTGGGCCAGTACAACCACATACAGTGTTGGCAGTTATGTCACTTACCTGGACATCAACTACATTTCTATAGCCAATTCTAATACCAATCGTGTTCCTAATGTGAGTCCGTTGTACTGGTCTCCAGTCACAGTGACCAGTACCTGGCTCACGCAGTCCGGCAACAAAGCCAATGGGGCCATGTATGCCGGAAGATTAGCACAGCGCCAAGTCATTGTTGCTGCACTCAAATCAGGTATTGATACCAGCGCCGCTGCAAGGGAAGAACAAAATCAGTTCAATATTGTGGCCACACCAGCGTACCCTGAACTCACACCCAACATGATTGCACTCAGCAATGAACGTGCCAACACACTGTTTGTTGTGGGCGACACGCCCATGAGATTGGGTCCTGATGGCAACAGTCTAGTTGAGTGGGCCACCAACAACAACGGATTGGGCCAGCCCAACGAAGATGGCAATATCCTGACCAGTAACTATGCTGCAACATTTTATCCCAGCTGCCGCACCACTGATCTGGGCGGCAGCTCAGTGGTACAACCACCCAGCCACATGATGGTTCGTACCATACTGCGTAGTGATGCTGTGAGTTATCCATGGTTGGCTCCTGCTGGCACACGTCGTGGTGTGGTAGACAATGCCACTGCAATTGGTTACATTGATGCCACAACAGGCGAATTTGTTCAGTTAGCAGTGGGACAATCAGTGCGAGACATCCTGTATGAACGCAATGTCAATCCCATTACTTTTATTCCCGGTATTGGTATCACAAACTTTGGTAACAAAACTTCAACCACTACTACCACTGCCTTGGACCGCATCAACGTGGCACGCCTGATTGCATTCTTGCGTGGAAGATTGGAAGAAGTTGGCAAATTGTTCTTGTTCGAACCCAATGATCAAATCACTAGAAATTCAATTGCTGGCTTGATCAACAGTTTGATGATTGACTTGATTGCCAAACGTGCCATTTATGACTACTTGGTGGTTTGTGATCTCAGCAACAACACACCAGCCAGAATTGACAGAAATGAGCTGTGGGTTGATGTGGCCATAGAACCAGTGAAAGCAGTGGAATTTATTTACATTCCTTTGCGTATCAAGAACACTGGTGCCTTGTCTGGAGCAGCAGCATGATGAAAGTGTCAGTAAAAATTGACATCATTCGCAAGCTAAATAAACACATAGGAGATATCTAAAATGGCAGTTTCATCATTACAGCGCATGACAGTACCTTTGGCCAGCGATCAAAGCTCGCCAAGTCAGGGTTTGTTGATGCCCAAACTCAAATATCGCTTTAGAGTGATGTTTGAAAATTTTGGTGTTTCAACACCCACCACAGAACTAACCAAACAAGTGGTAAGTTTTGCTCGTCCCAGTCTGACCTTTGAAGAGATTGCATTGCCAGTTTACAATTCAACATTGAAGTTGGCTGGACGTCACTCATGGGCAGATACCACATGCAGTGTCAAGGATGATGCTTCGGGTGCAGTGAGCCGTTTGGTAGGCGAACAGTTGCAGAAACAGCTGGACTTTTTTGAAATGGCATCAGCTGCGTCGGGTATTGATTACAAATTCACAACCAAATTTGAAATCTTAGACGGTGGTAATGGAGCCGCAGCACCAGTGGTGTTGGAAACATGGGAATTGTATGGTTGCTACCTCAAAGCTGCCAACTATGGTGACATGAATTATGGCACCAACGAAGCTGCCACAATTGAAATGACCATTGCCTACGACAATGCCAGCCAAGGAGACGGACAGACCAGTGGTGTTGGCTTTGCAATTGGACGCACTGTTGGCGACGTGGTCACCGGCGCTGGCGCCGCTTAACCCCGGACCCTGACATGGGTTTTGGCCAAGACTTTCTCAAGGGATTTACCAACACAGATGCCTTGCGTGATTACAGTCACGCAAGTCGTGTGTTCACCACCAATCAGTACGAGCTCAAACCTAGATTTAAATTTCTCTATCATGTGAGTTTTAGTGTAAACACCAGTATTCCCTCTGTGGCTCTCAGTAAGGACGAGATACAGGAATTGAGTCTGGTGGTAAAAACTGTGGATCTTCCCAAGTACAATGTGCAAACTGACACATTGAATCAGTACAATCGCAAACGTGTGATACAGACTGGCATCAAGTATGATCCTGTGACAGTGACATTTCATGATGATTCAGGGGATACGGTTCGTAGATTGTGGTATCAATACTACAGCTATTACTACAAAGATCCTGCACAGACCTATCTGACAGATGCCAACAGTACCAATGGCAGCCTGGGGGAGAGCAGCAATAGACAAACAGGATTTGGCTACAACGATCGTGACATCTACGATGATCAACGCATTGGCAATGTGAACGATTGGGGTTACATTGGCGAGAGTTTTCTAGACGGCACCAGCTCGGCCAAAGGCAAACCGCCATTTTTCACCGATATTAGAATTTATGGTATGGATCAGCACAAATATGCTTCTTATGTGCTGATCAATCCCGTAATTACCAACTGGAGCCATGACACCTATGACTATGCTCAAGGCAATGGTATCATGCAAAATTCAATGACCATTGCGTATGAAACTGTGAAATACTACAACGGGGCTCTTTCAAACCAATTTGGTCAAAGTGATCCCAATGTGTTGGGATTTGCTGATCCCGCACACTATGATCGCACTCCCAGCGGCCTTGCCAGGCAAGGCAGTGTGAGCACAGTGTTTGGACAGGGCGGCCTGTTGGACACAGGCGGCGGCATACTGCAAGACCTACAGAGTGGATCAGTGCTGGGCCTGATTGGCGCAGCACAAAAAGCTGGCACAGCCGCCAACACATTTAAAGGCAAAAATATTGCCAGCATTGCATTGAATGAAGCCAAGACCCTGGGAGTAAAAACCATTCAAGGCGGCATCACTCCGGGTGCAGTGCGCCAAGTGGCCAATCGTGCTGATGGCTGGGTATTTCCCAAAGGACCAGGACCACAATAATGGCCAACAGCACCATAAACTATACCAACACCAATCTTGACCTCACGGTACGAGTTTTTGATGAATTCTACAATTATGATGTCAATGTGCCGGCCAGTGAATACGATGTTGTAAACAGTTATTTTCTTTCAGTAATGACCAGTAGACAGGCTGCAAACAATTTCACAGTGAGTGTGTTCAGGGTGGCTGAGATGACAAATATTCCTGTATTGACTCTGTTGAAAGAATTTCAAGGTCAAACGGGCACCAGTCTTTCAGTGAGCTTGGCCTACTATCTCAACAATATACGCAGTAGGGCCACACTGCTGGGAGTCAGCGCACCTGTTGCGCCCAACTTCTATGCAGCTAGAAATGTAGTGCAATGAGTCACTGGGCCCAAGGACCGTATACAGTAATCAACCGTGACAAGTACGTGGGCAACGGTGTACCACGCTATAGATCTGGTTGGGAGTTGTCATTTATGAAATTTTGTGACAGCAATGACAATGTGTTGCAATGGGCCAGCGAAAGTGTTGCTATTCCCTATCGTCATCCACTCACCGGCAAGATGACACAGTACATTCCAGACTTCTTGATCACGTATCGTACTAGCAACAACACCATGCGAGCCGAGTTGATAGAGATCAAGCCCAAAAAGCAGAGCGTGATTGAATCAAAAATGAGTTCCAAAGATCGTGCCATAGTGGCCATAAACTATGCCAAATGGGATGCGGCCACCAAATGGGCACGCCGTAACGGCTTGACTTTCAGAGTGATCACTGAGAACGATATGTTTCACAACGGCCGGAGTTGACCCATAAATAGGGCATGACCAGAAAATTAGAGGAACTTTTTGATTTAGCCCCTTCAGTAGAAAAAACTGTTGAACCCACTCTACCACCTCCAGAAGACCTGCGCAGTCAACTGCAAACCCTAGACCTCACCATAGACAAAATTGATGCTGCCCTGCCCGGGGTGCGTGGACTGGAAGCCAATGATACAGAGATGGATTCCCTATCCAAAATGGCAACTGACAGCTATAATGAATTGATGACACTGGGCATGCAGGTGGATTCAAGATTTGCCAGCGAAATATTCTCAGTGGCATCAAACATGCTGGGACATGCCATCACAGCAAAAACAGCCAAGATGGACAAGAAGCTGAAGATGATTGATTTGCAGTTGAAGAAGATGCGACTGGATCAGCAACAAGCAGTGATAGACGCCCGGGCCGCCGAAGCCGGCGACGGCGAAGCCATGCAAACAGCACAGGGCATGGTGTTGAGTCGCAATGATTTGTTGGATCGGTTGCTGGCCAGCAAAGATCAAAAAGATAAAAAAGAATAAATATGTTACAGGAACCTGATATGAAAAATTTTGCCCATTACCTCGCCGAAAGCGAACGTGTCTACAACTATCGTATCAAACTGCTGGGTAAACCACCTGGCGATTTGGTCGCACAGTTGAAGAAAAAGCTGGATCAATTTGATCCTGTGAAGATGGGTGATCCCAAAACCACCCCAATACAGGTCATTCCCACTGATTTCCCCAACAACAAAAATGACTCAGTCACAATGTTTGATGTCAGCTTCAGGTACCCAGCCATTGAGCCACAAATCAAACAGCTGGCACAGTTGTTGGGCATGGATCCAAATCATGTGGTCATGCAGACAACACCACACGTGGATGGTCTTGTGGATGAGTATGAAAAGATTGATGCTGAAAACAAGGACTTGTTGGGCGACACAGACTATCCTGCACCCGATGCAGAACAACGTGGATTGAGCAAAGACTATGCCACTGGTCCTTATGATCATGCTGTGTTAAAAAATGCATACCGTACCAATTTCACCGTGGCCGGAGGCAAGACACCTCCTGCCAAAACCACAAATGATATTGCTCAGGGCACCAAGAGCCCAATGACCAAGATCAATCGTCCACCCAAGCCAGCCACTGGCGCCAACCCAAGAGGATAATACAAATGAGTTTCTTTTACGATTTAAACAAAAAACTAGACAGCATCCGTGCTACCCCTGAAGTCACACACCAGCAGTTGAACGAGCGTGACATGAGTCGTGCTGCCAAAGGCTATGAAAAGTACGGCAAAGAAGGTATGGAAGCCCTGGCCAAGGCCGGTCGTGAAGGCAAAGCCCTTGATCCAATCCGTAAAAAATACGACAAGTATGACAACACAGAAGTAGACGAAGGTGTCATGGACACAGTTAAAAAAGTTGGTAAAAAAGTTGCCAGCGGTGTCAACAAGTTGGTTGGGCATGGCTCAGACGAAGACATGCGCAAGGATGTACAACGCAAAGCAGGTGCACCGGTCACAGGCAAGAAGCCTGAACAAAAAACCACAGAAGCAGCCAAGTACCGTGATCCCAAGTACAAAGACAAATTGTACACACAAGAACCACCAGACTATACATACGGCCCTGATATGGATGATGCCTACGATAATCCAAAACCAGATGACTATGCTGGTAGAAAACGCAAAATAGGCGGCGGCGAATTTGATCATAATGATCCACTGGTTAAAGGATTTGGCCGTTCAGGTACAGGTAGTCCTGTAGAAAAAGGCCCAAGAAAAGGCCTGCCCACACGTAATCAAATCACCAGTCTCAAAGGCAGCATCAAAGCCGCTAAAGGCACACATGCAGAACCAAACTTGCCTGAAGCCGGCGCTCCAATGACTGCCAAGCAAAAGACTTTTGCCGACAAGATTGCCAATGCAAAAAAAGAAGTTGACGAAATGCTGGGCGACGTGGCCGCCGAAGCCATGCGCAGTGCATTGAGCCCAAAGCAAAAGAAAATTGACATGAACAAAAATGGCAAACTCGATGCCAACGATTTTGCAATGTTGCGCAAAGGTGCCAAATCCGAAATGGACGAAGATGACGATAATAGTCCGTTCACAGCACATAAGCGTCCTCGCAAAGACGTTCCTCAAGTTGGATCAGTTGAACGTGGTGCCAAGCACGACATCAAACACACTGCCACAGGCCGTATGGTCACACGCCGCACAGATGATCAAGGTATCTCAGTTGGTGCTGATGATGACAGTGAAGCCAGCGGAGAAAAACGTGGACGCGGACGCCCCAAAGGCACGACAGGTGCTATTGGTGCCAAAGGACCTTCGGGCAAGTCAAAGTTGATGACCCGAGAAGGTGATGTAGACGTAACTGATCAAGGCGAATACGATCAAGAAGGTGACATGGCCAAAGACGACATCAAGACCATTGTGCGTCATGCACAGGCCTTGAGCAAAGTTCTAGGTGACAACGACAACTTGCCTGAGTGGGTGCAATCAAAACTGGCCAAGATTGAAGGCATGATGATCTCTATTGACGAGTACATGCAGAATCAAGAAAGCAATGACGAAGAACCCATTGCTGAAAAAGCCGTAAGCAAACAACAACAAAAGTTCATGGGCATGGCACATGCCATGCAAAAAGGTGAAAAGATCAAGGGCGCCAGCCCAGAGCTTAAAAAAGTTGCCAAGACCATGAAACCAAAAGACACTGAAGATTTTGCCAAGACCAAGCACAAAGGCTTGCCTGACAAGGCCAAAAGCAAAAAGAAAGAAGAAGATGTTGAAGAGTCCACCACTGCTGGTTCAGTTGCAACCAGCACTGCCTCCAAAGGCAGTGGCGCCAGCATGGTTGGCAAAGGCATTTATGATTCAATGAATCGTGAATTGGAAAACATGATTGCTGAATCAATGAGCGTGAACATGAGTGACTCAACCGAAGGTGGCAAAAGTCTAACTATCACAGCCACAGACGAAGATGCAATGAAGCTGGCAGTGATGCTGAAGTCAGCAGGGCTTGGCGGTCAAGGTGGCGACATGCAATCACCTGGTGAACAAGCCTGTGACACATGCGGCATGCCCAATTGTGGTTGCGGCGATGTGCAAGAAGCAGTGGACGAAAATTCTCCTGACTATCCCACCAACACTGAACAGGCTGACAACAACTTTGGCTATGCAGGTGGCCTGAACAAGCCCAAAACAGACGTAGCAGGTGATGGACAAACCACCATTCCCAACACAGCAGTTCACACTGAAGAAGAAGATGCCTTGCGTAGAATGATGGAAATGGCCGGACTTGCAGAAGGCAACATGCCCATGGTCAAGAAAGATGGCAAAATGGTACCTGCATTTGCTGCCGACGGCAAAGGCAAGAATGACCTTGAGACTAAAAACAAGGACAAAGAAGAAGACACAGTGGATGAAAGCATTCGACGCATGATGGAAATTGCAGGCGTAAAGAAAAAGCCCATGGATGAACAAAAGACCGAAGAAGGTAATTTGTTTACCAAGGGACTAGCCGACGATGACATCAAAGTTGGAGAAAAAATTCCTGGAACCAACGCAATCAAGAAAAAAGACATTGATGAAAGCATTTTTGCTCTCACCAACCAATGGCAAGCATACAAAGGATAAAGACATGAGTTCAAACAACATGATGAGACCCTACAGTGAAGTGGCAGCAGAAATTTCTCAGCGCAATGCCAACAATTATGTGCCACCTGCTGTGCCGTCAGTAAAACAAACACCTGTGGAAATTCCAGGTGTGATGTATCAAGCACGAGAACTGTTTCAACCCGTAGTCTCCAAACCTGAAGGTGGCAAATAATGGCTGTTCAAGTGGTCAATGCAGTGAGCAATGTGGCCTGGACCACAGACAAAGTACAAATTGCTACTACCAATGCCAATGTGACTTTTCAAGTTAGTTTGACTCAAACAACTTATCAACTGTCCAATGGCAATCCAGCCAACACCAGCATGCCCACAGGCAATGTGTACGCCAACGCCATTGTGGTGCCTGGTAATTCAGTGCAAGAATATTATGTTGGGTCTGGAAACTATCTAAACATTGTGACAGGCACTGGATTTACTGCCATGGCACTGGGCACAGATTCATCTGCAACGTCCGGCGTTTACGGATCAACTTCAACCTGATCATGAGAGCCACTGAGTTTGTGACTGAAGACAAGGTTGGCAAAATCACCAAGCGCAATAGATATGCCACTGTGGGACTACATACCTTCAAAGACGTAGCAGGGTATGACCGTGTGTACGAACTCAATCGCGTGATGATGGCTGTGGCGTCAACTGACGGTACCTTTGTTCCTGATGTTGATGCAGAATCCTGGGTTGGCCGTCACAATGTGGCAGCACCTTACACCGAAGAAGAACATAACATGCTAGCCAAAGCGTACCAGGCCATTGGCAGCGAATTTCATGATCTAAATCACGGCGACACCAACAGTGACGAACATCCTGCTGTACACACTGCCAGTCCGATCAAAGCATTTGCAGGGTATCCCAGATGAGAGCCCGCGAATTCCTCAATGAACAAGCAACGCTGCCTCCTGAGCAAGCTGATCCCATGAATTATGTGTTTGTGTTGCCTGGCGTGAGCTCTAGCGATCCGTACCAAATATATCGACTGGGTGTGGCCATAGCCCGTGCTAGAAGTGACGCAGGAACAGATGGCATCACTGACAAGTTACCTGCCTGGTCAGCCGAAGCAGCCTTTGGAGAAGATGCAGTGATTGCTGGATTCAATGCCTCAGTTGGTCCAGCAATTGATCATGCATTGAAAATGGCCGGCTTGCCTGCTAAAAAAGTACAAGTCAGTTCGCCGAACAGTCTAGAACCTACGTCTGTACAGAAACAAAGTCCTGTGCGGGCATTTGCTGGTTACCCTAGATAATGGCCAATCCACCCCCACCATACGACGACATCACTGGCATAAGTCGTGCTGTGATGAAAGACAATGCACAAGTCACATTAGCCAATTACAATGGCAATGCTAGACCGGGCGAACTGGTGGTTGATCAAACCACTGATCAATTGTACATAGGCAACAGCTCAGGTGCATTGACACAGATTGCTGCCGGTATCGGCAATGGCGGCAATGCAGGATTGCCTGCAGGATTTTTCCAATTGGCCTACAATCCCACCACAGGTGAAATCGTTTACTACACTTAATATTATATGAAAAAACTCT